GCAGTCTGACGACGATATGGGAATTCATCCGTAGTTCCTAAGAAAAACGGATAAACCCCAAACGATACATCGTAGTCTTCTGCTGTGGGTGTATAACTAACTGACGAGATGGGGTTAGATAAGGAATACGGTAAGTCTTCCGTTACGTCTTTGTTAATTGCCATTTAATGGCGCTCCTTCACAACAGTTAGATTTCATATGACAATGTGGACATAGCCAACGAGTGGCTATAGGTTCGTACTCTTTATTACAATAGTCGCAGTTAAGCAATTTATTACTGCAATATTGTTATATTATAATTATTTGGAAAGTTTCTGCTCGTTGTTGGTGCATAAAATAAAACCCATTTATTATTAAAATATCCTGCAACACCAGTTCTTGATAGTATACCAGTTGCGCTATTGAAGTATTGCATTCCTGGAATATTTGTTGATGTTTGAACTGAAACAAGAGGATAAAATTCTTCTAATGTATTTAATGAAGTTGGAGTCAAATTATATCCATATGCAGTAAATACACCAGCATCAAATGTATATGTTAATAATTTTCCACTTGCAGTATCTACTTGCATCATATTTCTTGAATCAGTTAACTGAAAAGGACTTGTTGAGGTGGTATGATACATTGACCTAATAAATGTTTGAGAAATCATTTTTGTCCAAGGTGAAGATAATGCTCCAGCAGTAGACATTCCAACATAATTATTAGCGCCTCCCATTAGAGCCATCCATTTAGCGGCAACTGGATTGTATAAAACAAAATCACAAGAACTTGCTTCAGGGAAAGATAGTTGTGCAGACACACCATTTGGGCGATAAGAAGAATCTCTTGTATATGCAATAAATGAAGCAGTAGCATTTGTAGATACAGCCAATGCTGAAGGAGATATAAGAGCAATTGTTTGATTGCCATCAAATGCCAAACCAGTCCATCCTTCACTTGGGGTTGAGCCAGTTACTGAGTAAGCAGTCCAAGTTGCAGCGCCAGATGATGCAATATAAACATCCCCAGAAGTTCCTGGTACAGTGCTTGCACCACTTCCTGCACCATAAACAATCCATTTATTTGTGCTGCCACCAAGCCATTTTATTCCATACCAAGATTTGGTTAGATTGCTTCTGTTCGTCCAACTTCCTGGAGCAAGTGTTGTGCTTGTATAAATTTGTCCGTTGTATGTGCAAACTGCATATGTAGTTCCATCCCAATCTATTCCATTGATAGAGTTAGTTGTTGGAACGGTTCCAGGAATCCAGTTAATTCCATCTGATGAGTAAAAATAAGAACCATTATCAGTTGCTGCAAAATAAGTTCCATTAACATATTTTATAATAGAAGGCTGGCCTTGCATTCTTGTTCTAACCAAACCACCAGATGTATATGTTCCAGGTGTAGTTGCACCATAGTTAAATGTAATTGTATTTGAGCCAACCGCTGTTACGTTATAAGTGGAATCAATAACTGGAGTTCCGCTATGAACAATACCGTAAACAGCAATCTGTTGTCCAACTACAATATTATGAGTTACTGATGTTGTAATTGTTACGTTAGGGTTTGTATATGAAAAACCAGTAATTGTAAATGCAGTTGGTGACTGCATAGAATATGTTGTTGGAGTTAATGTGGTTGATACTATTCCATATTGAGTTAGCGCCATATTACACCACTGTCATTCCTGAAATAGTTGCTGTCGCAGATGGTGTTGTAGCACCAATGACTAACGTATTTCCTGTAGTTGCTAAGTATGATTTCATATCAATAACTGTTGTACCACCAGGGGTAACTGCAATGTTTGAAACTATTGGTGTTCCAACAGAAGATATAGTAAAGTATGCTGTACCTATGTTCTGTGGATTAGAAAGAACAATATTTGTTAAAACTGTTGCAGTTGCTGCAGGGACTGTATATGCAGCAGGCCATTTACCCCAACCGCCCTGAGTTAATGCTGTGGCAGCAAGTGTTGTTGTTGATGTTAGATATTGGAATGTGGTTGCAGAAGGTATGCCAGTAACAACTGCTGCTGGTGTATCTGTTGCTGAACCAGAGTTAACCGCTACAATATCGCCTACTGCTAAGCCGTGTGATGCACCAGTAGTAATTGTTGCCACATAGTTAGTAATAGCGTTGCTTGAAAGAGAGCCACCAGTTGTAACTAGCGTATTAAATGTTGCAGTACCATTAGGCGTAACTGATGCTGAAGAGATGTTAGATGCAGTCTTAACGTATGTAAACTGGTTAAGCGCTGGATATGAGTGGACAGCGTATACACCATCGTATGATGCTCCTACACCCTGTACTGCTACAATCTGTCCTACTACAGTTAGACCGTGGTTAGCAGATGTTGTCAGTGTGACAAGGTTAGATGTAAGTGCTGCTGTTGTAATTGTCTTTACAGATGGAGACGCACCAAAAGCAGGAGTACCCCTGTAAAGTAACGCGGGTGAGTTTGTTGGCATTTATTTATTTTCCTTTTCTTAGTATGCGTTCATTATGATTGGAATGAGTGATGAACCTACGTCTAGGTCAGCCCATTTGATACCGTTTGTTAAAGTTGAATCTGCCACAAGAATTTGTCCATTAGTTCCAACGCCTTGACGAGCAAGAGTTCCAGATGCTGTAGCAACATAGATGTCACCCTTTGTTGTAAGGGTTGATGCAAGTGCTACAGTTTTGTATGAAACACCAGTTGATGCAGTTGAGTCTGCAACAAGTGCTGAGTTGTTAGCACCTACTGCCACTCGTGCAATAGCACCTGATGCTGTTCCTGCCAGCAAGTCGCCCTTAGCAGTTACATAAGATGCTGCTGCTTGACTGTTGAAGTAATCTAAATCTTCACCAGTAAGCACGTGCTGGATAGTTGCACCAGTTGTATGTGTGATTGCTGTTGAAGAAGCACGACCACGAACTACAGTGAAGATATCACCAGATACACCAGTAACAAAAACAATTTCTTCGTTAGTAGTATCTGGGTCAAGAGCAATTGCAAACTGGTCTACGTTACCCGCAGCAAGAGACACACCACCAAGGAGTAGTGAGGCTGTTCCAGTAGCAACTTGGATAGTTGTGGTTGAAGCAGAAATAGTACCGTTGAGCGTTGTCGCTACGCTGATACTGGAGTATTTTCTAGCCATTTATTTTCCTTAGCGTGTATAGTGGGGACGAGTCGGATACTTGCCAATAAGTCTTGCGTTCTCTTCGTTGAGTCTTTGTTGGTACAAAGCAAAGATATACTTTGAGGCAGTAGCCGAAGCGGTAGATGGAATCTTTGTATCTGCTGCATCAGACTCTGCTGATGTAAGGTTGATACGACCAGAGTCAACGAATGAAAGCATTTTATATGCTGCGCCCAAGACGATTACATCTCGTGCTGTTGCCTCTAATCCTGTAGTTGATGCAAACTCATCTGAGTTATTAACCAAGTTTGATGGGAATGCACGGTAGTAAACCTGAACTGTTCGTCCAGGAATTACTGCGTCATAAATTGAAATTGATGTTCCAGATGCAAATGCTGTCGTGTTAGCCATCTGGTCTTGCTGCCAACGCTTGACTGGAATCCATTCCTTAGAAGGTCCTACTGATTCCCAACTAACTTGAACTACATCTTGGCAATCTGCTGGCAATTGATAAGTGCTTACTGCACCATTAAAAGTAAATGTTGTAACTGCTGCTTTCCAAAGTTTAGGAAAGACGCTATTGATTGTGTCGTTGATTGCTTGCTTAATTGATACACGTGGAAAAGATGGACTTAAGACAACTGGAGCGTATTGGTTGTGAGTTGCTACTGTTGAGTGTTGATAGCCACGACCAAAGCCTGGCATCACAGTCATTGTGTTAGATGTCTTGTCGTAGGTATCAACCAGCATAAGTTCATCATCAATCTCAATGATTCCCTTAGCAAGATTGCTTGAAGAACCAACCTGAACACTTGTTGCTGATGTTGTTAGTCCAGAACTATTGGCAAGATATGTGATACGGTCTTGACGCAATGTATAGCCAAAGAGATTAGACTTAACCTCATCAACCATATCCGAAAATGTTGCCATTATTTATCTCCTTAAGACGCGATGCTGCGAAGCGCATCAATAGCGGACTTACCAGTGGTGCCAGCAAGTTCATTGCATACACCATTTAAATCTTTGAATGCTGAAGGTTGACGAGATGAATTAACCTTGTAATTAAGAGCACCGATGATTGCTTTACCAGTTGTCCCTGCCCATTTGTTAGCAGCGCCCTGCTCATCAAGAAATACTGTTCTTGCTGGGTATGTGCCACCATTGGCTAGTCGGTTTAACTCAGCGCACAATGTGCTGCCAGCGGTACCTATCGGCATTATTTTCTCCCTTTAGTCATTGCGTTGTAATAGTGCTCATCAAATGAAAATCGTTTCATATGCGGAGCGGTAGCACCTGTGTCACACCACAGTGGAATACCAACCTTGTCGCATAGAGCGAAGAAGTAAATATCTTCTCCAATGAATTTTGTGCCTCTGCCCATTTCCATAAAGAACTGTGCGTCTGGGACTTCTTCTTTAATCTTTTCAACAACGCTACGGTGCATAAGGATGAATCCCATACCCGCTGCGCCTACTTGAATCAACTTATCTTTAGGTAGTGGATGTACTCGCTTAAGTCCAAATCCACCATCTTGGTTATCTGTAAAGTCAAAGATAGTTGGCATTGGAACCATTAGAGGTTCTTCTGGATTGTCAGTTGTAAAGTAAACGCCAGTCATCATAGGGCGCTTATCTTTGTCTCTTTGAAGCCAAAGTTTTAAAAATGATTCTGGGCTAATGACTACATCTGAGTCAACCCAGAGTAACCATTCTGCTTTATTCTGTTCGTACCAATAGTTGATGACAGTTTCCCTCTGTCTAGCAATCTGATTTCCCTGACTGCGTAGAGTAGATTCAAATTGAATTCCAGACTTAAGAATCACATCTGTAATTCCCTGCATAAACTTTCCATCAACCATACCATTATCGCACCAAGCGATAGATACTGTGTCTTGCATTGTCCCCTGCTTTCTTATTTCTTCTTAGCCCTAGCATTATCTACTAGATTTGGATAAGGTCTTCCAGCCTTCTTAGCCATTGCCTTGGCTTTGGTTTTCTGTGCTGGAGTCAGTGGTGTTGATTTCTTGTTAGGGTTCTTCTTATCCCAAAATGCTTTCTTCTTCACCATTTCACCTTATCTGCCCAGTATGCTGCAGACATCTTTCCTTTAGCAATGTTCTTGGCGTGACGTGCTTTGAATGCTTTATTACGTGCAGAGCCATCAGGTGAACCTGATACACCCTGTTGACCAAAGCGAATAGTTTTAACCTTTGTACCCTCTTTAGCAACAACAACGTGTGACTTAGTTGGATGACTAGGGGTGCGCTTTGGTTTATTGAAGCCAGATACTCCTGCTCGCTTTAGTCGTGGGTCTGACATTATTTCTTCTTTGCCATTTTTGCTTCGCTTAAAGCAATAGCAATTGCTTGCTTCTTAGACTTTACTACTGGTCCCTTTTTTCCTGAGTGAAGAGTTCCACTTTTGAACTCCTTCATAACCTTAGCGACCTTCTTTACCTTGGCTGCTTTTTTCATTACTTACCCTTCTTAACGCCAGATACTTTCTTAAGACGTGGATTAGCCTTGACTGCTGCTTTGCCAGCCTTGCGTGCACCTGCTGCAACAATTGCGCTAGCACGTTCTTTAGAGATGCCTTGCTTCTTAGCAATACCTGCTGCTACTTTTGCGAATCCTGGATGCTTGGTTTTCATTATTTCTTCTTGCCCATCTTCTTTGCAACAGCCTTCTTAGCAGTCTTCTTCATTCCCTTAGCGCCGTATTCTTTCATCTTCATAGACATTGATTCAGACTTCTCGTGCTTCATCATTGCCTTCTTTGATGCGTACTTCTCACCTTTGACTGACATTTTATACTCCCAGTTCTTTCATTACTTCAGCGGATTTATGATTTATATCTTGTGCTTTAGGCATAGTATCTGCGTCATAGGCTCTGCCCAATGTCTCTGACGCTTTATGTGCTTCCTCAACGTGACGCATAGTTGTACCTGCTGGCTGTATTCCTTGCGCTCTTGCGTCACGATAAGCCTGAAGTTCTGCATTCCATTTCTTATCTGGAATGTCTCTCTTGGCATCTCCTGAATTCATCTGCAATGTTGAACCTTTGCATCCAAAACAATCTTCTACATATTCTGGATGATATTCCCAGTGTTTCATTTGTCCCCTATAGTGCTGTAAAGTTTGCCTCTGTTACACCTACACCACCAGCAATAAGTTCTGCCTTAATTGCATCATTTACTATGTGGTTGTATCCACCTTTGTAAACTGCTGTGTAAGTTTGTAGGTCTGCGTCTAGTGCATATCTAACTTGAGAGTAAGTGCTACCAATCTTGACGATTGTGATACCTCTTTTAGACTTGCGGAAATAGAACAATCGGTGCCCACCAGTTGGACCCTCTAGGGCGACTGGAGTCTTGAATAAATAATTAGCCATTGTTCTCCTTAATGAACTTACTCTTAGGTAAAGGCTAAGCGAACCTAACCTTTACCCAAGCGTCAATCAATTATGAAGCGATTGATGAACCTGATTCAATGCGGTACAGTGCTTCTTCACGGAAGCGTGCGAAGCCAAGAACGCCGTACCAACCCATTGGACGGTGACGCATCAAGCGGTCAACGACTGGTCCGATTACTACGTGTGGCTCTTCAGCAACTGCTTCTGCAAGTGCTTGCTGTCCTGCAATGATTGTGCGGTAAACGCGTGCAGATGATGAACCATCTGTAGCGTTGTATAGACGTGGTGACTCAACAAAGTAAGCACCTTCGTATGTACCGATTTCTCCAGCCCAGATGCGGTCTTGTGCAGAACCGTATTGGTTTGGAAGCAACCAACCTGCTGAACCTGTCTCAGCGCGTAGGTCGTGTGAAACTTCTGGGTGGATACCAGCCCAGTAGAGTGAACCCTTGCGAGCAACAGACTTGTTAGCACGAAGCTTAGCAACAGC